CTGTTCGGCGGAGGCGGAGGAGCGAGCAGTATTGTTAAAGGCGTAGACATGCCAGTTTCTCAAATGCCGGCCGGCATGGCGTTTGCAAATGGTGGCATCGCTTTTGGTGGATTCCGTGCCTTTGCCAATGGCGGCACAGTAAGCGGCCCAACTCTGGGGCTGATTGGCGAAGGCAAGTACAACGAAGCAGTTGTGCCCCTCCCTGATGGGCGTTCCATCCCCGTGTCACTTGGTGGGCGCTCCGCTCGCGATCTCATGGGAGGCGGCGCTCCTGGTATGCCTCAGGCGCCCTCTCTAAGTATGAAATTCGAGACGACCAAGATCAATGGCGTAGAGTATGTAAGCCGCGAGCAGTTAGAAATGGCAATGGCCGAAACACGTCGTGCTTCTATTGCAGGCGGCGCCGCCAGAGGCATGAGCATGACGTTAGATAAGATACAACAAAGCCCCTCCACTCGCTCTCGCATTGGTATGCGCTAATGACAGCTTTTCCTTCCATCAGACCCACTGGGCGCTCTTACGCGCCTGGACAATTCCCCACCAAGATCTATCGAGGACTTTCTGGTGCCACTGTAAAGCGCATCTTTGGCAATCGCTCATTTGGTCATTCCATCGAATTAGAGTTTGCCAACATCACCGATGCCAATGTAAAACTTATTCTCGATCATTACTATGCGCGAGGCGGAAATTATACGCGCTTTGCATTGCCAAATGAAATTTTCTCTGGCATGAGCACCAGCCTTCGCGGCGTTGTGCAGGCGCCGACAAATATTCTCTGGGAATATGCCCAGCCTCCACAAGTTGAAAGTGTGCTTAATGAAAGAAGCACTGTTACAGTGAGCCTGATTGGCGAGCTTGATTATTCCGGGGCCTGATTACAATGATGCCAACAATTCGAGTGGCGCATTTTGCGTTCATTCAAACAGCAAACGGACGCTCGCACTACTATCAGAACTATTTCTTTGGCAAAGATTTGACTGCCGTAGCGATTCCCGGTAGTGCTTCTCCTTTGTATCGTCATGCGCCATTTCAAGCACAGGGTTCCACTGCTGCACTGGGAGGAGATAATCCTGCTTTGCAGCTTTTGTTTCCACATTCTCCTTTTGCCATTGCAATGGTGGAAGACGGAGAAGGCAATAGGCTTAGCACTCTGGAGCTTAAGACTGTTTGGATGGCAAACAGTGGAGACTTGACGAACTATGCAGCTTATACAGTGACCAGCCAATACGTGGAATACTACGTTGGCGTGGGCGCTGCATTTAGTGACACTACAATTGAACTACGTTTTAGAAGTGCGATGGATAGCGTGGGTGCTGTTTTTCCAGGGCAGCAATTATCTAGACAAAATGCAGGCATTCTTCCATTGAACTCTGATTTGATCCTGCAATGATCAATGATCTAATTGGCCTGTCTTATGAGCGACGTGCTCGTCCTGCAGATGGCCATGGCAAAAGTGATTGCTTTATGCTTGTTTGTGAAGCACGAAGACGACTAGGGCTTCATGATTACGAGGAGGATTTTCAATGGGCGTATGATCAATATGATGCAGGCAATCTTCCAATGCCTCGCATTATGCGATGGTTATTGACTAATGGAAAGAAGACCAAGGAATTAACCGATGGCAATGTAGCAATAATGAAGAATCTTAGTGGTGAGTTGGCAGTGGGAGTAGTTTATGATAGGGGGATACTTATCATTGCAAAAGGAGCAAGGTCGTTCTGGGTGGCCGAACCATCTCTTTCTGCGATCAAGCTATTTGCAATGCTGCCTGATATTAAGTGATGAGACGCCTTCTTCCTTACGAACGTGCCTTGATTGATACTCTTGGCATTACAGAAGAAGATTATTTTCGCTTCATTGCCTATCAGGAGCAATATAAGGACATTAAGGATGGCAGTGTTTTAGATATTCGCAATGGCTTGGAAACTGGTACTGTTGCTCTAATTCTTTCCATCGTAGGAACGCTTGCATCGGTGGCATCTGCGCTATTAATGCCGCGTCCGCAAATTTCTCAAGACGCAAGGGCAGGTGTTGGTCGCAGAGAGCGTAGATACAGCCCCAGGTTTGGTTTTGATAGCGCTCAAGACTTAGCGCAATATGGCGATCCTGTTAATTTGGTTTACACGGACATTGACGCCAATCCTGATGGTGGAGTGAGAGTGGCTTCGTCGTTGCTATGGTCAGCCGTACATAGCTATGGAGGCAAGCAATACATGCAGATGCTTGCAACCATTGGCAGTTCCAATATTACAGAAATTGCTCCTAGTCGTACTGCTTTTGGGCAGGTGCCACTTAGGCAATTTGTCAATGCTGGCAATTGGTTGTATTTCCGCAATGGCGGTTCTGTTACTTTCGATAATCTTCTGAGGCCAGCAGGCGATACGTCTGATCCATCTCGCGTAGGCAGGGCCGGTGGTGAACTTGCGTATCGTCCTTACATTGTTCCCACTGAATCGTTTAGTGGCTTTAGCCAAGCCTTTTCTCCTTCATCGTTTTCTGAATTTGGCATTACTAGCCCCATTCCAATCAATGTAAATATTTTCGAGCGGGAAGACGATGGCTCCCCGAAAGGCAGTCCTAATCGTATTGAGATGGAAGATAAGGGCATTTATTGGCCGGGCACATACGGCAGCGCTCGCACGCGATTTCCCGTTGGGCAGCAACTAAAGCTGCACATTGCAAAAACTGATGGCAAAGGAGACTTGGCGGAAAAAGCAGCAGAGGAAGATCGCTTAGTTGCTGCTTCTTCTATTGATGGTGCCAGTATTTATAAACTTGGCAGTGCTAAGTTTAAAGTGGTTGGCATGAGCGGAAGCGAGGATTTAAATAATTCCGCTTTAAATGTCACTTTACAATGCACTGAAAGCGGTTTTGGCCCAGAAGAAGATTACAGCACTAGCAGTACGCTACAGCAAGAAGATGAACTTAGTTCCAGTGTTCCTGCATTAAAAGCGGAAAGGGAGCGACTAGCTACGCTGCTCAATCCAACAATCACTGTACAAAATCTAACAGCAGCACAGCAATCTGCGTTCAACCGGTTCAATTCATATTACAACCAGCTAGAAATGCTGCTTGATGATATGATCATGTATAAGCGGATTAATAAATCCAACAGGGCAGAATTAGATGAGTTTATACTAACAAATGAGAGTTTATTTTCAGACAGAGGAATACAACTAGCCAATCAAATTGGCACACAAGAAAATAGACTTGAAGAACTTCGGGAAGACATCACTGAAATCAGAAAAACAAATCAATCCGATAGAGATAAAGATAGATTAATCGCAGCAAAGCGTGTAACTATCTCCGAAGTTAAGGTTAGTCTGCGCAATAACCGTTCCAGATTGCAAAGACTGATAGAACAAGATCAGTTTGCAGATCAAAAATTATTTAATTATCTTTCTGAACTTGAAAGTGTTGTTAATGATATTCAGAGAAGCTTTTCTAAAGTGGCTGGTTTTCAAGTGGTTAATAATACCGACCTTGCACCCATCGTCAGCAATAGAAGGGGGAAAGGCACACTGGGTGCCCGAGAAGAAAGGCAGATCTTGCGAGCAGTGCGCAACACGATGCGAGAAGTTGAGAATCGAATTGCGTCTCTAGTTCAAATTGACCAGCCGGCAATTGATAGGTTTAACGCTGATATAAATCGGCAAATTCAAGCTATAGATGCACAAATTGCTGCGATTAAAGCTACGCTTGCAAGCCCAGAAGGGCTTAATGATTTCTTGGTTACAAAATGCCTAACAAAAATCCAAGAGGCTTCATATGAAACTGTATCTGCTTGCAAAGTAGTCAACTTCGCCATTCGCGGTAAAGTGTTTATGCGTATACAAGGAAGACAAAAGCAATATGGGGACGTAACAGTCAATAACTATAGGCAGTCCGACAATGGACTAAAGCACCGCAGTGCTTTCTTCTTAATGTTTGTGAAAGAAGTTGCTTCTTCTGACTGGTCCCTGGTGCCACGTATTTTTGTTTTACGGCGAGCCGCTGATAACGACTTTTTCTTTCCATTGTATTTTGAAGCACCTGACTCCTCTAAGCGTTGGGCCTTTAGGTTTGAGCCGGTCTTTGATACGCCTTCTGAAATGAGAAAGCACGGAACTCTTCCTTTCGTCTATTTGTCTGCTGGTCAAACAGTAGAAAATATTTCTACGCTTGACATTCCAGGTGGCATTGGAAAGGTGAAATTCTATGGCAGCAATAGACAGCCCGCTGCCAGTAATCTTCCTCCTCGCAATAAAAGTCCTTTTGCTATTGATGAATGGTGTCTTTATCCTCCATCGTTAATTACTGATAGTGATACAACGACAGGCGCGAAAGAAGTGATTAAAGCATGTTCATCTGATGCCAATATTTCTTTTTCGTTTGAAAGTGGTCCTGAGTTTGAAATTACGGCAGTAACTGAACAGCAACAAGATTTAAATTATGACGTAAATTTTCCTGCCATTTATCAAGACCTCACTCTGATTGGTTTTAATTGCTTTAGCGGCCAAGGCGTGCGCAGTCTGCGCTCATTGAGCGCATTTGTCCTCAAAGGCAAGCGTGTTAGGAGAATCAATGAAAGCACTGGCGCTTACCCTGCTAGCCCCGATGGTCCCAGCAATTTCGCTTCGGACATTTTTCTTGATACTCTTCTCGATCCCAAGAATGGCATTGGCAAGTTTGCAAATATCAATGGAGTGGATCTGCAAAAGCTTGCATTTGCCAAGACAATGAATAGAACGATGGGATACTACATGGATGGAGTGATTGCTGATGTTACATCGTGGCGTGAATTCTGGGCCGAGACAGCTCCTTACTGCATGCTGGAACTAGCCCGAATTGGTGGACGCGATACGCTTATTCCTGCATTGCCAACTGATAACACGGGACGTATCAACAGAGCGGTGACAATTAGTGCATTGTTTAATCAGGGCAACATTCTGGAAGATAGTTATAAGGAAGAGTTTTTGGACTATGGAGATTCAACGCAGGACTTAGTGGCCACTGTCATCTATCGCGCTCCTGAAAGAGATGGCGTGTTCCCTAAGAATACAAGCCTCGTAGTATCGCTGTCCGATGTAAATGATGCCGATGCGCGTAGGGCTACGTTTGATTTGTCTCAGTTCGTCACGTCTCGCACGCAGGCATTGCACTACGGAATGCTGATGTGCATGCAAAGGCGGCATGTTAGAAGGGCCGTGGAATTCCAAACTTTTCCAACGGAAGCACCAGTGCAGCCCGGTTCCTATATTTACGTACAAACAGACGAGAATCGCTGGGACAATATTAGCAGTGGCATCATTGAAGCAGGAGGGGTGTTAAATGCGCCCATTTCGGAAAGCCCTATTAATGGAACGTTTTCTGTTTTGGTTTACGACGGAGCATCAACCACTGCTCGTCTCACTTCCATTGCTGTTTCCAATGGTAAAGCGCCTGCGTTGGCTCAATACAAGGGATGGTTATTTGTATTAGGCTCATTGCTCACTCAAAAGCGCGTATTTCGCGTGACTGAAGTGGAGATGAGCGAAGAAGGAGAAGTGACTATCAAGGCAACGGAGCATCCATGCGAAGAATCCAATGGCCAGACCAGATCATTAATTGCACGACAAGATCCAAGCCTATTCAAGATCATCGGTTAAGCAATTAGAATTTTGCTAGTATTAAAACAAAAGCTTTAGAGCAATGCCTTTTTATACTGGTCGCACTGGCAAACTGCGCCTTGGTGGAAACGAAGTTTCCAAGGTAAGGAATTGGACTCTCGATACGTCCGTTAATATGCTGGACACCACATCCCTTGGTGATACAGCCAATACTTTCACGCCTGGTCTGTTTAGCGCCACTGGTAGTGCTTCGCTGTCATATTACAATGATGCCGCCACCCCCACTGATACTACTAATCTTCTGGAAAGAATCGCAAAGACTGGTGCTATTACCGATTCCGACCGAGTGAGCCTTACGTTTGAAGTGGGCACTGGTCAAACATTTACTGGCAATGCTTTTATCAATAGTGCCAGCATTTCTTCCACTACCGACGAGCTGACTACTGTTTCGTTTAATTTCACCATTGACGGCCCCCTTACTTCCGTTGTACTAACTGGTACCACTTGATTCATCTTTACTTTCTTCGCTTGATTTAAAGCATGGGTACAATGGAATAACCGAGCGCTGAGGCGAGATGACATTTTTTGTTGGCCATACAGGCACCATTAAGCTTCAGCGAGGAGGGGGAGACGATTTTGCGGCGAGCGTGGCTTCTGACGATATAAATACATTATTGAACAGGTTTTCTTTCGATGAAAGTAGTGACAATATAATTACTGGTGATCTTGTAGAAATTTCTACAAAGGATCCTCGTGGTCTTTTATTTATCCCCGCTGAGTTTTGGTCCATTCCAGGTCCTTTGCCAGATGGATACAGCGCGGTGGTGTGGTCCTCAGGAAGCACAGCAGGCCTATCTGGGTGGCTAGACGATGATATTACCACTTCCAGTAGTCTGCCTCCTGAGGGTTACGACGAATTCAGGCTAAGTGATTACAAAATAGCGGACAACATTCGTGCATACGCGCATATTAATGCAGTGGGCGGCATTCGTCTATTTGGCAGCTTTAACGACGCCATAAATAATGAAAGAGCTGACGAATATGCATTAGCTGAATTCTATGGCGAGCCAATTGAGATTGTGGTAGACATTAAGGACACTCGATATAATACTCTTGGCTCCGTCACGTCCTTTGAAATAAATACGGACAGGGCCGCAATGGAAACAACGAGCCTATCGGACAAATTTAAACAGCAATATTCCGCCGGTTTACTGAGCGGAAATGGTAGCATTGAGTGCTTATTTAGCTATGAGACAGTTGGGGATCAAGATGTTCCCTTATTCCTCTTGCAGGTCATTAATCGCTTAGATGTTGGAAGTAGCTTTAATGCTTTGCTTTCAATATCGTCTGTCAATCAAACGCCATCATTTAGAGAAGAAGTTTATTACGACATTGAAGCAGTGGTCACTAGAGCTGGGGTTACTGTCACTTCAGACGCATTGGTGGCATGTTCAATTGATTTTGTTACGACGGGAGACTTTAAATTGAGAGTTGGTGTTCCCGCCACGTATTTGGTCACGGAAGATGATCAAAGACTATATCTCGACTTCACCTTGGATGATTTGCTCACAATAACCAGCGATTGATGGTAAGGTAAACCATTTAAGATTAGACTATACGGAGACTCGCGTTTGCTGCAATGGCTGATCAAAGGATTACGGATCTTGTAGAACTTTCACAAGTAGGCGTGGCGTCTAATGATGTACTGCCTATTTCAGACGTTAGCGCGAGTCAGACGAAGAAAATACAGGTGCAAACCTTAATACAAGCAGGTTTCAGTTTAGCAGACGCATCCACTTTAGATATTTCAAAGATTAATCAGGCCAGCGTAGCGAAGTTAGGTGCTGCAGCGATTGGCACAAATGTTCTCACTTATGACAAAATTCAACAGGTTAGTACCACTGATCGGTTGCTTGGGAGAAGCAGTGCGGGCGCGGGAAATATTGAGGAAATCATTTGCACCTCATTTGCTCGCTCGCTGTTAGACGATGCAGACGCGGCGACAGTTCGCTCAACTCTTTCGCTGGGAGCAGTTGCCACTGGGAATACTATTAATACTTCCCTTATTGAAGATCTTGCTATTACAACTGGCAAGATCAACAATGATGCAGTTACCACTGCAAAAATTGCGGACGCAAATGTTACCACCGCCAAGATCGCAAGCGGAGCAATTGGTAGCACTCAGTTAGCGGCCAGTGGCGTCATCCAGGGCAAGCTTGCTGCGAATTCTGTACTTACTGTCAACATCATTGATAGTGGAGTGACACAGGCAAAGCTTGCTGCCGATGCAGTGGGTACTGTCAACATTGTTAGCAGTGGTATCACGCAATCTAAGCTTGCCTCTGATGCCGTCAACACGGTCAATATTGCTGATTCGGCAGTAACGCTCGCCAAAATGGCTAGTGGAAACGTTGGCACTTCTCAGCTTATTGCTAGCGGCATTACGCAAGAGAAGCTTGCTGCTGATGCAGTGGCAACTGTCAATCTTATTGCCTCCGGCATCACTCAAGCGAAGTTGGCCGCTAATGCAGTGGCCACTATCAACGTCGTAGACAGTGGCATTACGCAGCCCAAACTCGCTAGCGGAGCCGTTGCCACTGTCAATATTGCTGATTCCGCTGTAACGCTTGCAAAAATGGCAAGCAATAGCGTAGATACTATTCAATTGGTTGCCAGTGGCATCACCCAGGAGAAGCTTGCTGCTAATGCAGTGGCCACTATTAATATCACGAACAGTGGCATCACACAAGAGAAGCTAACTGCTAATGCAGTGGCGACAATTAATCTTGTTGACAGCGGAGTGACCACTGCAAAAATTGCATCTGGCGCAGTCACCATTGACAAGCTTTCCCTTTCATCGGGAGAATTGACTGGCACTGTTATTACTGCTTCTTCTGTTCCATCGGGAAGTTATGCAAGTGGATCAATTGTCACTGCTGACATTGCCAATAACGCCGTCACTTTTGCAAAGATTCAACAAGTGGCATCTGGTGTGCTTCTTGGTCGTGCAAGCTCTGGTAGTGGCAATGTAGAAACAATCACACTGACGGAAGCCGGCAGGGCCATTCTTGATGATGCAGACGCCACTGCTCAACGCACCACGCTTGGCCTTGGTTCTATGGCCATCCAAGCCGCTTCTGGAGTGACCATTACGGGCGGCACAGCAGTGCTGAGCAGCGGCACAATCACTTACGCGACAATCGATGGTGGTGTTATCAGTGGCATTACTGACCTTGCCATTGCGGATGGTGGCACGGGCGCTTCTACGGCCTCTGGCGCACGCACGAATCTTGGCTTGGTCATCGGCACCGATGTGCAAGCATACGACGCTGCGCTTGCATCAATTGCAGGACTGACCACTGCATCTGGCCAAATCATTTATACCACTGCTTCCGATACTTACACTACCTCCACGATTACTGCTGCTGGTCGCGCCATTCTTGACGATGCAGATGCAAGTGCTCAGCGGACTACGCTTGGACTTGGCTCCTTGGCCGTAAAAAATACAGTAGGGAGTGGAGACTATGACTCTTCCTCCATCGTCACTGCAAATATTGTTGATTCTGCAATTACCACGGCAAAAATTGCTGACAGTGGCATTACAACTGTCAAGATTGTTGATGCAAATGTTACGCAAGCAAAGCTTGCCAGTGACTCTGTAAGCACTGTCAAAATTGTCAATAGTGGCGTGACCACTGCCAAGCTTGCTGACAATGCAGTTTCCTATGCAAAGATTCAATCCACCACAACAAGTGATGTCATTCTTGGTCGCTCATCGGCAAGTGGTGGCACCATAGAAGAAATTGCCTGCACTTCAGCGGCACGTTCAATTCTTGATGATGCCACTATTTCAGACATTCGCGCCACGCTTGGCCTTGGTACTCTTGCCACGCAAAATGGAAGCTTCTCTGGTACGTCCGCTGGTACTAACACTGGCGATCAAACAATTACGCTTTCTGGAGATGTCACTGGCACTGGCACTGGCGCATTCGCCGCCACCATTGCTAATGATGCCGTAACTACTACCAAGATTCTTGATAGCGCCATCACTAGCGCAAAAATTACCAATAGTGGCGTGACAGCCGTTAAATTAGCGGATAATTCTGCTGCCGTAGTAGCCGGTTCTTCGCCGATTGGCAATGGATCTTTCATTGGCCAACAATGGCTTAATACAAGTGATGGCTATGAATACACGTGGACGGGTAGCGTATGGCAGCGTCAAACTGGATTAGTAACAACTGTTGTTTCAGGAGACACTGTTTATAATTTTGCCACTTCCTATCCTGATGCATTTAGCGCTTCCATTGTTCCTTCTCTAAATACGCAAGTAGCTTCTCGGTTCTTTGCTGGTCCCGCAAGCGGAAATAGTGACGCCGCGCCTACATTCCGCGCCATTTCTGCAAGTGACCTTCCTAAGGCAACGACTAGCGCTCTTGGCGTAGCTCAAGCTGGTACTGGTCTGGTTACCGTCAGTGGCATCTTTAATCATGTCAATAGCGTAGCTTCTGGCATTTATTACAAAGTTACCGTTGATAATCAAGGGCACATTAGTGCGGGTGAAACCTCTTTAGTCGTCGATGACATTCCAGCATTATCCGCTTCAAAAATTACCACTGGCACATTTGGTAGCGGCTTCATTGGAGACGATGCAGTTCAGGCATCTAGCTTGGCAAACTACAGCGTTAGCCAGTTTGGTGAAGCACTGCCTTCTGCAGATTTTATTGGACAATTCTTCTTCAATCCATTGGAGAAAGATCTCTACCTATGGGATGGTAACGTTTGGAACCCAGTTGGCATTAGCGTTGGCGAGATTATTTTTGGTGGCACGTACAATGCAAGTGGCAATACCATCGCTAGCACCAGTGCAGACGGTGCAGCAGTTGGATTAAGCGTTGGTCAACCGCTTCCCACTCCATCGGCCACTTTTAATCGCTATTACGTGGTGGTCTCCAGTGGGGGCACTGGCACTTCGCCAGCTCCCACCACTGTTTTGCAGCCGCCGGATATTTTGCTTTGCAATGGCACTGCTTGGACGGAAGTAGACGTTAGCTCTACCTACCTTTCTCAAACTGCCGCGCAAGTGTCATTCTTGCCTGCCGCAAGCATTGCTGCAGGAAATGTGCAAGCAGCGATTGAGGAAGTTAGTACTGAATGCAGAAACGTAAATAATGTGGCGAGTGGCATTCTTGCCACTGGTTATGGCGGTACCAGCTTCAATGCTTACACTAAAGGCGATCTTCTTGTTGCAAGTGGTACCACTTTAGTTAAGCAGGCAATTGGTACTAACGGGCAAGTACTGACTGCCAATTCAGCCTTCGGACCAGGCGTGCATTGGACCACTCCTGCCAGTGGCACTGTGTTGTCAGTAAGCGTTAATTCTCCACTCACTGTTGTCAGCGGAAGCACTACTCCCGTTATTGCAATTCCCGATGCATCAACAAGCGCAAGGGGAAGCGTCCAGCTCACTGATAGCACGAGCACTACCAGTTCCTCTCTCGCCGCTACTGCCACTGCAGTGAAGAGCGCCTTTGACCTTGCCAATGCTGCGCTTCCTCGTGCTGGTGGAACCATTACTGGCGAAGTGGTTATCGGCCATGCTGGTACGCTGTTATTTGAAGGCGCCACTGATAACGCTTTTGAAATTCAACTTACTGCTGCTGATGCCAGTTCCGACAAAGTGGTGACGCTGCCAGACACCACTGGCACCATCATCACTACTGGAGACACTGGCACCGTTACCAATACGATGCTTGCGGGCAGCATTGCTGATACCAAGCTTTCCACTATTTCCACTGCAGGAAAAGTTAGCAACAGTGCCACTACTGCCACTAGCGCCAACACTACAAGTGCAATTGTTGCTCGTGATAGTAGTGGCAATTTCTCTGCTGGCACCATTGATGCCACTCTTGACGAAGGCACTTTCTGATCAATAAAAACAAAAGCCTTTTAGAATTGCGAAAGACTTATTAGTCTTCTGTAATTCCGAAAGGCTTTAATCATGGCTGGTGTTCTTCAGCATCTGCGTTCATCGGCGCTCAATAAGCGTCCTAATCCTGCTTCTATGGTTGATGGCCAAGTGGCTATTAACTACGCGAGTGGCAGCCCTGGTATGTTCTTCAAGGACAGCAGTGGAAGCTTGGTAAAAGTGGGGCCTGTGCATGTAGGCAGCAGTGCTCCTAATGCCGTACCTGCAAGTGGCGGCACTGCTGGTAATTCTTTAGGAGAGCAATGGCTTGATACCAGTGGTGGCACTTACGTATTTAAGATTTGGGACGGCGGCACTTGGCGTAGTGAGGCTGGTGAATTTGTAAACACGACTGGCGACACGATGACTGGGGCGCTCGGTATTATTGCGGGCAGTGCTTCCACTCCAGGACTATTTTTCAGCGGGGACGCAAATTCTGGTTTGTACTCCCCCGGCGCAGACCAAGTAGCCATCTCGACTAATGGCACTGGGCGGTTGTTTGTTGATGCGAATGGGAATGTACAAATCGGATCTAACACAAGCACTGGCGCCCGTGTTGACATTACGGCCAGCTCGGACATCTTCAGCTTTGGCTCAGCCAGCAGAAGGCTGTACGCCTGGGCAGATAGCGGCGGAGTTTCTCTACTTAACGCCGACTCGCAAACTGGCGATGGATTCTATATAGACGAAGCTGGTAGCAACATCCGCTTCTGGACCGGCTCAACCGAGAGGATGCGCCTGGACTCCAGTGGCCGCTTAGGTCTGGGGACTAGTAGCCCCCTTGGAACGTTATCAGTTGGTAATCACGCTAACGACGTGGGACAACTGAATGATGTTTTTGTATCGGGAGATAAAGTTAACGCCGATGGATATTTTGCCCGTTTAATGTTTAGAAATAGTAATCAATCGGGCGGTTCAACTGCTTCTGTAAGGGGAGAACGTTCTGGCGATAATTTTGGCACGGCTCTTACCTTTTATACGCAGGCAGCGGGATCTTCTGGCGACGGAACCGAAAAACTCAGAATTACGCCAGCAGGCAACGTAGGGATTGGCACTACTAGCCCCAGTAGAAAACTAGAAGTCTCCGATGCAGGTGTTGACAACTTTATTCGTGTCAACTCTAATGGTGCAACAAAAACCGGTATTGAGTTTGCCAGTAGTGCAACGGTCTATAGCCAATTGTATTTTAACAATGTGGCTCCTTATGATCTTTCATTACTACAGCAATACACAACCGGATCTTTGATTTTCGGCACCAACAACACTGAACGCGCCCGCATCGACAGCTCCGGCAGGTTGTTAGTTGGCACGTCTTCTGCGGAAACGTGGTTTGGCAGTCTTGCGCAAATACAAGCAGCAGGATCCGAGGCATCATTTACCGCGATCAGGAACCAGAACACTGACAGCGGCGCATACCTGTTTCTTGGAAAATCAAGGGGAACTACTGCAAACTCCACAACGATAGTCCAGAACAACGATCAACTGGGTGGCATCATTTTCCTCGCTGCCGATGGAGTCAATAACAGAACTCAGGCGGCAAGCATCTACTCCTATGTAGATGGCACCCCCGGCGCTGGCGACATGCCGGGCAGGTTAGTGTTCTCCACTACCGCCGACGGAGCGAGCAGCCCGACGGAGCGGATGAGGATTACGAGTGACGGCAGTGTAATTATAAATGGAGATAGCTCCACGGCAGGAGCAAGATTTGCTGTGCTTGGCGGGTCGGCTACTTCGGCTTGCTTTTCAGTTGAGTCAACCAACACGTCAGCATTTGGAGCGATCAAGTTCCGCAATGGGAACGGCGAAATAGGCTCGATTTCATTTTTTAATTCCGGTGTTAATTACAACACATCATCTGACTACCGCCTCAAGGAAAACGTCGCTCCCCTGACCGGCGCCATTGATCGCGTCAACGACCTCCAGGTTCACCGCTTTAACTTCATCGCGGATCCCGACAAGACGGTTGACGGCTTCATTGCCCACGAAGCTCAGGCCGTCGTTCCCGAGTGTGTCACTGGCGAAAAGGATGCCGTCGATGATGACGGTAACCCCGTCTACCAAGGCATCGACCAGTCCAAACTGGTGCCGCTGCTGACGGCTGCGCTGCAGGAAGCGTTGGCTGAGATCGAATCCTTGAAGGCTCGTGTTACCGCGCTAGAGGCATAAGTCCTACTCAATGATCTAGCTGGCTCGGCTATACTGACTGACCCGGCTAGATCTTATTTCTATGACACTGGAGAGCACAGAAATTACCAAAGACCTACTTCACACTCTTTTTGATTACGAAGACGGCAAACTCTACTGGAAAGGTAAGCACGAAAAAGAGGCTGGCTCTGTAGGCAATCGCGGTTATCGCTGCATTTGCATTAACTACCGCAAGTACATGGCGCACCGCCTGATCTGGATCATGCACGGCAATGATCCCGTAGAGATGCTTGACCATGTTGACGGTGATCAGCTCAATAACAGAATTGAAAACCTTCGAGCTGCAACCAACTCACAAAACCAACGCAATCAAAAGCTACGTAAAGACAGCACTTCCGGTATTAAGGGAGTTAGCTGGATCAATGCCTACAAGCGTTGGGCTGGACAGGTGTGGCACAAAGGCAAGCTTTATCGCGCTGGCTACTTCAAGGACAAAGATGAGTGCGCTGCCGCCGTCCGGGAGTTGAGGGAGTCGCTCCACGGCGAGTTTGCTCGTCACTAGACCATTTTGTTGATGTCACCAATATGGTCTGATTGCCCGCGTCAAGCGTATAGTGGTTGGGCAGCGAGTTTGCACCTCCTGCCCCTGGCCACGATCCCCTGGAGACCATGACCCAAGAACCTTACCCCACACTGGCAATCGGGCGACGGTTGCCAAAGATTGATTGCCCAAAGCACGGAATTCATAGCCACACAATCGAGAGCACTATCCCAGGTCACGAAGGCCACTGGTGCCAGTTGTGCTGGCTGGAGTCGCTTGGCGAACCTCTGCCTGTAATCGAGTAGTCATTACCACTAATCACCTATGACACAAGAGCATCCGATCACCCCGCCACCTGAGCTGGTGCAGCAATGGTGGGATGGCACTCACGGTGCCTTATACGAGTTTGAGGCAGTTACTACCCAAGCTGCCCGCTGGGGCAGCGACCAAGAGTTGGAGGCGTGCTGTGAGTGGTTTCAAGAGTTTTACAAAACTGAGACGTGGGTCGATCTTGACTTGAGAACCTTTCGTGCCGCTCGCCGGCCTAAACCTCAGAGCTTGAAGGAGCAGGCGCTTGCTGCCTTAAACGAGATCGAAGATAGGCACGCCGGACCGACAATTCAAGAAGAACTGATTCGTCGCGCTCTTGAACAACTCCCCGACAACGAGTAGTCGCTTCCACTTCTATGTCTGAACTTTCACCTGCCGCACAAACCGTACTGGATGCGTACTACTGCGAAAAACCGTTGGTTGGATCCAAGCGAGTTGCCGCCGCCCTGCGAGCTGCTGCAGAGCAGATTGAAAACCTGTACTGCGATGGCGATGTGGAAGACAGTCCTGGCATCGTGTTCGCCTTGCGTCAATTAATGCTTATTGCCAACGAGCTTGAAGCCCAGTAGTCACCTTCAATACTGGTTTTGCGCGGCATGAGTCTGGCAGGAGCATTTTTTGTCAGCCAGACTTGTTTTTGAGCAAAGCCACTAGTCCACGTCTTGACAAGGCCTCGCCAAGCTGGTAACTTAGGGCTCCTCTTAAGACCAGCATGACCACTACCATCTCAAGCCTCTGGAGTGCCTTCGTTGAAGAGCGCTCCATTTCTTTGTGTCCAACTAGTCTCACTTCGGACTACAGGCAAGTAGGCAAATGGCTGGAGCGTTGTCCCATCCAAGATATTGACGAGGCCAGAAAGGTAATGATCTGGGCGTTGGGAGAAAAGCCAATACTCACGTCAAGGCGTGTTGCCATGTACATCAAGACTATGTACAAATGGGCAGCGCAGGAAGATGTGGCGATTGTTGCTCGCAATCCATTGGCAAGTTTTAAGATGCCAAAAGCCCCTCAACGCGAAGAAGAAATTATTGTTATCCCTCGCAATGAAACTGGCTTAGTCCTTGCTGCATTAGAGGCAAAGCTAACTTATCGCGATGTTAATTGGTCTTGGTACACGGAATTCATGCTGCAAACTGCAATGCGCACTGGAGAAGTGAGGGCAGCCAAGTGGGACGATATCAAGGAGAACAAGCTTTTGGTACACCAAAATTACACGCTCACTCATGGTTTAAAGAACAGCACGAAAACCAACAAGCGCCGTTGGGTGCCTATTAATGCTCGTTGTCAAGAAATTCTTGCCGAGCTTCCCCGCGAAAATGAATTTATTTTTCCATGGAATCGACTAGCCTTTCAAAGCTATTTCAGAAAAAAGCTTTCGCCATTGCATGAGGCAGGCCTGATTTCTCACGTTTACAGGCCTTACGATTGCCGCCATACTGCCATTAGCCGCTGGATTGAAGCTGGCATTCCCGTGCCACAAGTGGCGAACTGGGCGGGCAATACAAGCGAAGTGATTTTCAAGCACTATTGCAATAGCACGCAAGAATACGAGATGCCAGTGCTTTGAGCCGGTTTCCCGAAGAAGCCGTTTTCTTTTCCATTGTTAAACTAACAAAGACCATTCTTTTAAACCATGGCAATCACTTACCAATGGGGCGTCGCTAATCTCGAACGCCACCTTGCTGATGGAATCGTCTACACGGTTCACTATACAATTTCCGCCGATGATGGCACGTATGCCAGTTCGGCGTATGGCAGTCTTGGGCTTGAAGCTCCTGATGAGGATGATGAAATTCCTTATGCCCAGCTCACGCCTGAAATCGTTACTGGCTGGGTGAAGGAAAAGTTTGGCGACGAAAAAGTGGCTGAAATTGAAGCCGCTCTCGCAGAGCAAATTTCTCAACAGCGTACTCCCACTAACGGCACTGGTCTACCCTGGTCCTGATGGCATCAAACAAAACTATTAACGGGCAAAAGCTCCATCAGCCAAATAAAAGCAAGCGCACGCGCCAAGGTAATGGAGCGAATAGTAAAGCTTCTCACGGACGAAAGCTTCTGAGAGGGCAAGGTAAATAATTAAGGGGCCAAAGGCCCCTTTTCTTTTGCTAGTACAATGGAAGAAAGAATTATTTCTCATGGGACAAATTATTGCTGGTGGCGAACAGTTTGAAACTCATATTGAAGCTGATTATCGCGGACAGATTTTACAAAAAGGACCAGATAGCGGCAGTGTAGATGCTTTTGGAAGACAGCGGACGAGTGCTCCCTATACGCTTTTTGATAGCACAATGCGCTATGACAAACGTCCTGATCAATGGTTTGACAGTATTGTTGGTAGTGGCACTTCCACGTTTCTAACGCATCAAAGCAGTGTGGCAATGAGCACCACCACTGCATCGGGAGATACTGTTCTTCGTCGTACTAAACAGAACTTCCCGTATCAGGCAGGTAAAAGCATGATGCTTTTACAAAGTTTTGTAGGTGCTCCGCTTGCTTCTGGCCTCATTCAGGAAGTGGGAATTTTCAATGATCAGAATGGCGTGATGCTACGCGCCAGTGGTGCCACGGTGCAATTCGTTGTCAGAAGTTATGCATCTGGCACTATTAATGAAGACGCAGTGAATCAAAGCGATTGGAACATTAACACACTTTCTTCACTTAACTTTGCTAAAGCACAAATCTTTACTACTGATTTGGAATGGCTGGGAGTGGGGCGCGTTAGGTGCGGTTTTGTTGTTGATGGAGAAATAGTTTATTGCCACGAATTTGAGCATTTCAATGCATTGGATAGTGTTTATATGACAACGGCTATTTTGCCATTGTCCTATCGCATTCATAATGCTTCTGCTCAAGCGTCTTCGGCAACAATGAGGCATATTTGTTGCAGCCTGCTAAGCGAAGGCGGCTACGAGCCAGATGGTGCCATTTATTCAGTGTCGCATAGTCTTTCAACAGTACCCAACACTTCTGGAGAGCGCATTACTGCTGGCATTCGTATGGCCAGTGGTCGCACTGGCAATGTCATTCTTCCCGTGAGGATTTCTACAACCACTGGTTCTAGTGATGTAGTGTTGTGGCGACTACGATTGAATCCTACTCTTTCTGGCGTTACTTGGAGCGCAGCCAATAATGGCAGGGGCAATGTCGAAGTGACGACAAGCGGCACTGCTACTGGAGGCACTGTGATTGATTCTGGTTTTGTCAGTCAGGGCAGTGCTAATAACTATGCAGTGGCAGAAGCCATTCGCTTAGCGCTTGGGCAAAACGCCTCTGGCGTTAGCGACACCTTGATTCTTACTGTGGACAGTGACACGAGCGCTAAAGCTTTAGGCATGATTGGCTGGGTGGAAGTGGTTTAATGGTTAAAGTGAGTTGCCTTTGATTGCTATCGTTTACATGGCAAATTATTTTTTGGCAAATTACAATAAAAGAAAAGGGAACAGCCATGCTGACACCGGGCAAATACGATATTACGATTTATCAAGGTGCCACTTTTGATTTGCCCATTCAATACAGGGACAGCAACAATGCTCCTGTAAATATGTCCGGCTATACAATTAGTGGCACAATATGGAATAGGATTGGCACGCAGAAAATAACTGATTTTGCAATACCATGGGTGTCGCAGGCTAGTGGCATGTTTAAATTGCGACTAGAGGCATCAGGCACTGCTAGGATTGCGGAACAGGGCCAATATGATGTGCGAATTACTCAGCCAAATGGAGACATTTATTATCTTTTAGAAGGCAATGCTTTCTTGAATTTGGGACTCATCTGAATCATGACACAAGTTAGCGTTGACATTCAACCAGTAAATGTAATTGTTGAGGATCAGCCAGTTCATCGCATCGCTATTATTGCGCAGGGTCCACAAGGTCCATTAACTGCTGACCTCACCGAACTTCAGCAAAGAGTGACAGATCTTGAGGCTGGTATTGACGAGGGTCCGTACTGACCTTAAACTACGCTGGATTGCTTTCATCAAAAATGGACGCCTTTAAGGACCAGTGGTACAAGCAGCAAGTGGATCACATCTCAGAGGCTCTTCAAGAGCTTCTTACGGACGACGATCCTGCCGTTGCCATCAAGGGACTAAGCGAAGCCATCAGTGAGTGGGAAACCTACCACGAGAAGGAGCTGGCTAAGTGGAAGCGTCTCAGGGCGATTCTTGCTTGGGAAACTGGTACGTAATTCGCAGTTCTCCCCCTAGTGCCTTTACAGCCTCACTGGCGTCCGCTGGTGGGGCTGTTTCAATGAGGACAGACGGAACAATGGCATCAGGAAGTGGCGTGACGATGGCATCAGGGAAAAGCTTATGAGCTTGTTCGGCCAGAGCGTTTGCTTTTGTTTCTCGCTCTTCTTTTTCCCATTGTTTCACTAAAACAGCAGCTTGCTGGTCAACTTTCTGCATGACGCCTTTGGTTTTCCATTCTGCCCAATCAGGCCTGCAATGTGCCATGAGCATTTTGAACCATGGCTTAAAAGCAAGGGAGGGCCGTTTTACGACGGCCCATAAGCCTAGTTCGTAGCAAAGAGCATTAAGCCAAGACTGCCAATACATTTGCTATTTGCGAATGGCGAATGATTAACCTTCTTGAAAAACTGAAATATACACTGTGCCTGTTTTAGTCAGAGGCAGAATTTTATCGCGAAGATCAATGTTGAACGCACGGCAACAACCATGAGTTGGTACTAGAGGTTGCTTGGGAGCCCATGCACCAGGCCAACCATTTGCGCTTCCGCCACCATGCAACATAATTCCTGCACGGCCATATTTAGCTTCTTGATTCTCTAGTTCCACCATATCAAAACTGTACCAACCATAAGC